TCATATACCCAAAGATATGAGTATGTGATTTGACCATCACTCTCTGCACACTTCTTGCCAAAGCTGATGCTTGGATTTTTTGGAATACTGCAACCTGCGAGTAGTCCAATTACCAATGATAATAGTGCTAAGACTTTCATTCTGAAAGTTCCTTTCGTTAGTGTTATTCTTATATACTAATATAAATTTATGTGATTGTCAAGTGGTTATTAACCAATTGTGAAACTGTAACCCACGCCACCTGCAACTTGATTCATTACATCTGTTTCTAGTTTTTCCATTTCAGCTTGGGCTTCTGATTTTAAAGCGTCACCATTAAGTGTAGATCCACCCTGTGGTCCTGCAATAGTGGCAAATTTTGATCTTGCTTCACCTAGCATATATTTACAAACTGCTAATGTATAATCTTTGATCCATTGACTTGCAAGATAATCTTTGAGTAATTCTGAATCTGGTCTAAAATTGTAAGCATACAAAAGCAATTCTTCTTCTGCTCTTGGTCTTTGTAAAATAACAAGTTCTTTTGTTGTAGTGTTCCATTTGAATTCAATAAATGATCCAAACATTCTTCCAACTAATTCTTGATATTGTGCAAAAGCATTATAAGTTGCAAGTCCACCCATGTTAGTACTTGCTAATAGATAGGTGTTTGTGTATGCTAAATTAAAAGGTTCAAATAATGTACCACCATCTCCTCCACCTGTTCTTGAACCTATACTTCTTCTGAATATCTTTCTTACTTCTATTACTTCTTCTGGTAATGTGTATGTGTTCTGATCGATTACAGTGGGCAAAAACAAGTATGATTCTTCGACTGAATTGTCTGATCTTTGCCTGAATTTTGCAAATGCTTTTTTCAATGCTTCTTCATAATGAGCTTGATCAAGCTCAACATCGATCATACCTCCGCCTAGCGATAGGTTTACATAATCAAATACTTCTTGTTTTTGTGTGGTTGTAGTAGCCATATTCTTACGTCTCCATATGTATTTATACGTTCGATAAATACTAATGTTATGCCAAGACTGAGTTTATACAAGCCCGAAAAGGGCAACGACTATGATTTTCTAGACAAAACCATCACGGAAATGTTTACTGTAGGTGGTACGGATGTCTTTGTACACAAATATCTTGGACCAGTCAATCCAGACGAAGCTGATGCCACTCCGGCAAAACCAAGGTATAATGCTGTAAAAGAAACCAACATACAAGATATGTTATTCCTTGAAAATCGTGATAGAAAATATGATCCAGATATCTACGTGATGCGTGGTATTTACAATGTGCAAGATGTTGACTTTGACATGAGTCAATTTGGACTGTTTTTACAGAACGATACTTTGTTCATGACAGTTCCTATCAACTCTAGTGTAAAAACATTGGGTAGAAAAATTATGTCAGGTGATGTAATAGAACTACCACACTTAAAAGATGAGTACGCACTAAACGATCATACAGTTGCACTAAAAAGATTCTATGTTGTTGAAGATGTAAACAGAGCGGCAGAAGGATTTTCACAAAGTTGGTATCCACATCTTTATAGAATAAAGATGAAACAAATAGTTGATTCACAAGAATTTAAAGAAATACTTGATTTACCATCAGAAGAAGGAAGTTCTAAAACACTACGTGATGTTCTTTCAACTTACGAAACTGAGATGCAAATTAATAATGCTGTGTTACAACAGGCAGAAGCTGATGCACCTAAATCAGGATACAATACAAAACAATTTTATACATTACAAGTTGATCAATTTGGTAAGCCAGAACTTGTAACGACTGATATTAATACATTAGACACTTCTACGTCAAATATGTTAGCTGACAGAGTTAACCAAACACCAGAAAGAAGTGGTTACAGCGGATACTTGTTAGGAGATGGTATTGCACCAAATGGTGAATCGTTTGGACATGGTTCAGGTTTTCCAACTACACAGATCAAAGGAGATTATTTTTTAAGGACAGACTTTATGCCTAATAGATTATTTAGATTTGATGGACAACGTTGGACCAAGATGGAAGATGCCGTTAGATTAACAATGACAAACACAGATACAAGAAATAACCAAAAAGGAACATTTATTAATAACACAACCACTGCAAACATAGGTGGAGAGACAGTTAAAGAAAGACAACCTTTAAGTAAAGCACTAAAACCTAAGGCGGATAATTAATGAAACACAATATAGCAGGATTAATTTTTGGAATTTTTGGCGTAATTTTTTTAGTAAAAGATATGGGAATGCATGGAAATAGTTTATTTGGTGTCAGTGAAATGACATGGATGTGGTTTACAATGGCAGTTGTACATTTCTTCCTTAATGATTGTGGGTGTAAAAAATAATGCAACATTTTTATGATGGACAAATTAGAAGATATGTAACTCAGATGATTAGACTTCTGAGTAATTTTACCTATAAGGATGGTAAAGGTGCTTTAGTAAAGGTTCCTGTGATGTACGGTGATATTACTAGACAAGTCGGACACATCATGAGAGATAATTCAGAAAATAAAATTCCATCTGCTCCACGAATAAGTGTTTATATTTCAGGATTACAATTAGATAGAGATAGAATAAGTGATAGTACGTTTGTTAGTAAAGTACATTTAAGAGAACGTGCTTACGATAGTGCAGGAAAAGAATATTTAAACACACAAGGTAAAAACGTAACAGTTGAACGTTTAATGCCAACTCCATACACATTAGAAATGACAGCAGATATTTGGTCAACTAATACAGATCAAAAATTACAAATCATGGAACAAATTTTAATGATGTTTAATCCTAGTTTAGAAATACAAACAACTGACAACTATGTAGACTGGACAAGTTTAAGTGTAGTTGAATTAGATAACGTAAATTTTAGTTCAAGAAGTATTCCTGTTGGAACTGAAAATGAAATAGATGTTAGTCAGTTAGGATTAAAAACTCCAATTTATATTTCACCTCCAACTAAAGTTAAAAAACTTGGTGTAATTACAAATATTGTAATGAGCATTTTTGACGAAAGCAAAGGTACCATAGACTTAGGAGAAAGTATGCCAGAATTAAAAGCATACAGTGATGGCGGAGCAGAAAGTCCTACAACAGATTTTGAAGATGCTAATAAAACTAAAAGAAAAGATACTGCAAGTGTACGTGTTACAACATATAATAATTTAGATTTATTAGTAATGGGTAATGTAGCAAAATTAATTCACAAAGGAAAAATAGGCGGAGTAAATTGGACACAATATATTGAAGCAATGCCTGGTAAGTTTAGAGCAGGATTAAGTCAGTTACAGTTATCCAGAACAGGTATTACAACAAGTATTAACGGATCAGTTGCCATTGATAGTACAGACGAACGTAATTTAATTATAAATTATGATACAGATACTTTCCCAACAGATAAAGTCATTACAGGTTCAACAGGTGATAGAAGTAAGATTGATTATATTATAGATCCTGCTACATTTAATCCTACTGTACAAAAAAATGCAGGAACAAGATTTTTATTATTAGGTGATGTTGGAGATACAAGTAATACAGATGGTCCAGATGCTTGGAAAAATGCAGATAACACAGACTTTGTTGCAAGTGTTAATGACATAGTTGAATGGGACGGAAGTAAATGGTCAATACTGTTTGACGCAAGTGCAACAACTGAAATAATTTACCAAACTAATCTAAATACTGGCATCCAATATAAATGGACTGGCGAAGAATGGGTGCTATCTTGGGAAGGCGAATACCGAAACGGCACTTGGCACCTACTATTTTAAATAATTAATAGTATGAGTCAAGATATTATATGTAGTGGTGCCTTATTCTATTCATTAAAAACTAAACGTTTTTTATTTTTACATAGAGTACAGAGCAAACAGAACAACGTCTGGGGATTAGTAGGTGGTACTAATAATACCAAAGAAACTCCATGGGAAAGTTTACAAAGGGAAATAAAGGAAGAAATTGGTACATTACCAAAAATTGCTAAAACTATTCCTTTAGAAACTTTTGTAAGCACTGACGAAAAATTTAAATTCCACACATATCTTGTTGTAGTAAATGAAGAATTTATTCCTGTCCTTAATGAAGAACATGATGGTTATGCATGGGCAAGTTTTAACAAATGGCCTAAGCCATTACACATGGGATTAAAGAACACTTTACAAAATAAAACAAATCAAACAAAACTAGAAACTGTTTTTGATTTAATTCAATTATTGGAGAAATAATGGCCATCTTAGTCTACGGTGACGTAATGCTTGACGAATGGAGAATAGGTTCCGTGGACAGAATAAGTCCTGAAGCACCTGTCCCTGTTTTAGTTGAAAGTGGTTATAAAAGAAACGTAGGTGGTGCAGGAAATTTAGCAGTCAACCTGGCAAGTATAAACGGTGAAGTAGAGTTACACGGTCCATTAGGTAAAGATAAACAAGGTTATGGTTTTTTAGAATTACTAGAAAATACAAAAGTCGATGCTTATTTGACAATGTGTATGGAGGCTACTACAAGTAAAGTTAGAATAGTAAGCACACAAGGCCAACAAATTTGTCGATTTGATACTGACGCAATTTGTAAATGCAATGAAGCACAAGATAGATTTCTTAAAGTTGTAAATGAAAACGATTTAGTAGTAATTAGTGACTACAACAAAGGTGCTGTAAGGAGAGATACAGTTTCTAAAGTATTATCTAAAGGTGCAAAAGTTTTAGTTGATCCTAAACAATCACCCTCATATTATACAGGTGCATTTTTAGTCAAACCTAATATGAAAGAATATACCGAATGGTTTGGTGAATTTAATTATGATGATGCAAGAGATTATTTAAAAGAATATAAATGGCAGTGGTTAGTAGTTACAGATGGTGCTAATGGTATCCATGTTATTAATGACAAAGAAAATTGGCATTGTAAAGAAGAAGTTCAAGAAGTTGCAGATGTGTCAGGTGCTGGTGATACTGTAATGGCAATAATTGCACATGGATTGAACAAAGGAAAAACAGTGCCTGAGTCATGTGAACTTGCCTGTTATGGTGCTTCTCGTGTAGTTGAAAAAAGAGGCGTAACAGTTGTCACAGAAGATGACCTAAACAAAGGTGTTGTATGGACTAACGGTGTGTTTGATATACTACATACTGGCCATTTAAAACTTCTTAGACACGCCGCTACACTAGGTAAAAGACTTATAGTAGGTATAAACAGCGATAGCAGTGTACAACGTTTAAAAGGGCCGTTAAGACCCATTAACAATGAATTCAAACGTAAAGAAACATTAGAACAATTAGGGTTTATAGATGAAGTTGTAATATTTGATGGTGATACACCAATTGATGAAATAACCAAAATACGTCCAGACGTAATTGTCAAAGGTGGAGACTATACAGTAGAAACTACCGTTGGTAATGAACTTGCAAAAGTTGTAATTTTTCCAACAGTTGAAGGACATAGTACAACAGAAACAATAGAAAAAATACATGAAAAAATATAAAATTGGATTAATTCAAGCAGTGATAGTTTTAGTACCAACATACCTTGTTGCATATATGACAGATAAAATGGTTTATACTATTCCTATGTTAGCGGCCGCTAGTTTTGTTGCCGCTTCATTTAGTAAAGACACAACCACAAAACGCATTGACGATATTTCTAAGGAAGGCAAAGACTAATGAAGATATTAGTAACAGGTACTGATGGTTTTATAGGAAATGCAGTAGCAAGCCATTTAGTAAATGTAGGACACCAAGTGGAAGGGTGGACGTACATACCTAATAAGTATCCTGATCCTTCACAATGTGACAGAGTAATACATTGCGGTGCTATTAGCAGTACCACAGAAACTGATGTTGAAAAAGTTATGATACAAAACACAGATTTTACTATGAAACTTATAGAACTTTGTGACATGATGGGTACAAGTATGCAATATTCTAGCACTGCAAACTTATATGGTAATACAGATAACTTTAATGAAGATGCACCACTGTATCCAGGAAGTCCTTATGCGTGGTCAAAGTATCTAGTTGATAGATTTGTGCAGAATTATATAAAAGATTTCAAAATTGGAATACAAGGATTTAGATATTTTAATGTTTATGGCAATGGAGAGGATCATAAGGGTGATCAAATGAGTCCTGTAAGCAAATTTACTAAACAAGCAAAAGAAAATCAAGATATTAAACTGTTTGAAAACAGTGAAAACTACAAACGTGATTTTGTTAGTGTAGAAGACGTTTGTAAAATACATGAAAAAATGTTAAATGTTGATCAAAGTGGTATTTTTAACGTTGGTACAGGAGAAGCAGTAAGTTTTAAAACCATTGCATATAAAATTGCTTACAAATATGGTGTAGGTGTTGACCTGATTCCAATGCCTAAAGAAATAGCAAAAAATTATCAAGCATATACCTGTGCTGATAACAAAAAATTACAGGATATTTTAAACTATGAGTTTGAAAACGTTATTGACTGGATTGATAGGCAGTAAAAAACCACACGTCGAATGGTGGAGTACTGTTCCTGGTCTTACTGAACTTGAGCCAGTGCAACCTGCAAACAAATTTTTTCCAGAATGGTTCAAGAAAATGCCAAGATGGTTAGAAGAAGGCAATCCTTTTGACAAAGGTACCTTTAAAAACTGTCCTGGTATTGTAGATTTTTACAAAGATGCCTTTGTAATTCCATTATGGGCAGACTTTTTCCTAAATATTACAGATAAAGACTTTGGCTGGAAGTGTAGTAATCCAGATTTTGAAATGTCTTTACATTTTAAAGAACAGTTTTTAGATCATACACCAAAAAATGTAAAAAATGATGTGATGGTTGTTGCAAAGACCGATTGTCCATGGAGAGTCAAAACTAAAAAAGGTTGGGGTATGATGCAATTACCTATGTTTTATGATTTCAGTGAGGATTTTGAATGTCTTCCAGGACTTACTTACACAGAATGGAGTCATCAAATCAATCAACAACTGTTAATTAAGAAAAAAGGTGAATTTGTCCTCAAAAAAGGCACGCCAATAGCGATGTATAAGCCTGTAAAATTAGATAAAATAAATTATACAGTAAAAGATGAGGATGATGCTAAATTTATTGAAAGTTATAAGTCAAATCTTAAATTTCAAAGTAAATTTAAAGGTAGTTACAATGCAATCAAAGGAAAATATTTAAGTGAGTGATAGATTAGAAGGAAAAGTACCTAAGGGTTGGGGATATGAGTTAATTTGGGCAACCAATGACAAGTACTGTGGTAAAATTATGGTGTTTGAAAAAGTAGGTTCAAAATTTTCCATGCATTTTCACAAAGAAAAGGACGAAACGTGGTTTGTTAATGACGGAAAATTTCTTTTGCGTTGGATTGACACTAAAGAAGCGAAACTTTACACCAAAGAATTAAATCCCGGAGACACTTGGCACAATCCTCCATTGCAACCGCACCAACTTGAAGCACTTGCACCCAACAGTTCAGTAACTGAAGTAAGCACTGCTGATTCTGTTGAAGATAATTATAGGATTATACCTGGTGATAGTCAAAAACCAGAAGAAGTTAAGCCTGTGCCTCCGACCAACGTAGAATAATATTTGCATCTACCGCCGATCCCGCAGTTTTATAAACGTTAATCGCTAATACGTCTGGACCATTTGGAAAAGTACCTCTTCCACCTAGTGTTGTATTAGTTAATTCTTTAATTTCACCTAGATCAAGTGTTGCTCTTTCACCTGGTTGTGCAATAAATGAAAATATTGTTTCACCTGGCTGTGCGTAAGGTGGATTACCAAATAGGAACGTAACAGTATCACCTGCACTTATTGTTGCAACCGACGTTTGGTTAAATGTAACTTCATAAAACTCTGTACCACAGTGTGTTAATGCATTAACCGATTGTACAAATGTACCTGCTGGCCAATTCAAGTCACTAGCCGCAACCTCTGTACCTTGTCCTGCTCCAGAAGCCTCCCAAGATGCTTTAGTAAACAACAACTTGTTAGTAAATCCTGTGTACGTTTTGTATATAAATTTCAAAGTAGTACTTGTTGTAGAAGTATTACTTGCTCTGTTAGTTCCGTTAGGTCCTGTATAGAAAATTCTATATCTAAATCCATTACCTTCTAATGGACCAATTTGACTTACAGTATATTGGTTTGCATTAAAGGCATTATTTGGATTTTGTGATTCAATGTATGATCCTACTAGTGGAGTACCAATGGTTTGTATCGGTGAATAGTCAATTGTTATAGGACTATATCTATCATTGTACTGCTGTGCCCTTGTAAAGTTAAATCCACTGTCAATGTCTGTTGCCACAGTCGCTGACGCAGTTGTTTGTGTAGCACCACCGTTCCAGTTTACTGATCCACCCGCGGCAATCTGTGCAAAACTTGGCTGTCCTCCTGACGCAAGTCCTGATATACCTTCCCAACCAATGTCATTTGGATTAACTGGATAGTTCTGTGGATTCAACACACCTTCAATAACAATACCACCTTTTTGACCTGATGCGTTTGGTTCTGATGTAACCTCTAGTCCATCAAGTAATAACTGTGCTCTGTTTAATAATTCTCTTTCTCCTAAGTCACCTACAATCGCATTTGATACACTTGGTGCTAGTCTAATCAAGAAAGAAGTATATCTTGTAGTACTAATACTTGTTCCTGTCGCTTTGTAACTAAACAAATATCCTCTATCAAAGTCAAATCCACCATCTGTTATGTAAGCAGATCCCCAGTGTGATATAATTGGACTAATTGTGTTACTTACAAGCGGAACTCCAGTGTTTCTTGTATGCGGTTCTGCTGTTCCCGCCGAATATGTTCTTGTTGCACCAGCGGCAAAGTTCGACATCTGTGCACCACGTGTACAACCTGTTAAATTTTTACCGTCTACACCTGTAAACTGAATCATTTCGTTATCAATATATACTATTCCGCCTTCTGGTGGGAAGAAAGAAGCGTCTTCTAATGGTAATACTGTGGCAACATCTGTTACGTCAGCACTTAATTTACCAACAGGACCTTCATTGGTTACTTCGTATCTAACCGGCATATTACCTGTTCTCATAAATGCTTCTGTGTTAACGTTTGAATTTCTCATTCTGTGCATGAAAACGAAGTTACCATCTGCTCCTCTAAGCATATAGTCAATAAATCCAGCACCGTACCAACTGTACTGGATCCCAACCATCTGCATCTTACTGATGTCAATGTCATATCCACTTGGTCCTGTACCGTCGCCTCTATCTCTATTAAAGTCTTTTTGTTCTGTTTTCTTATCTTGAATTAGACACAATTTACTTGCTCTAACATCTGTAACACCTCTAAAGTCAGGGGCAACTGACATACTTGTATTATTAATTACATCTGTTACAACGTGTGTCATACCTTTGATAACAATTCTATCACCTGTTTTTAGTTGTTCTCTAAATCTAGTACCTGTACCTACTACACTGTTAGTATCTACATCGATATCAACAACACCTGCTAACTGTAAAGTTGCAGTTCTTTGTACTGCACTAAATTGCGTTCCATCATATTCAAAGAAAATACCGTTTTGATCATCAAAACAACCTGATCTAACAGTTGCACCATGGAACGTTCTAATTGAAACCTGTGCTTTTGCACTTAATTCTGGAGCAGTATTACCTAAAGCACTTGTGGCAAGTACTTCGAATTCTCTTTCACTGTTAATATCTGATACAATATAGTCACCATCATATCCAACAGTGTCAATACCTATAAGTCTAATACCACCACCAACTTGTAAACCATGGTCTGTATCATCAGTTGTACAAGTAATTGTTGCACCTATGTTAGTACCACTTGCTGTAACCTGTAATAAATCATAGGATGGAGCAAATAAGGCACCCGTTGTGTACATGATACCCTTACCTGATTGATATCTAATGTATTTTTTACTCTGTCTAATTGCTTGTGATCCGTGTTGTGGTCCACCTGTTCCTAACTGCACACCACCATCATATGGTCTGTGTACAAAGAATGAGTCTGGTCTTGGATAAATGAATCCTTGTATTGGATCACTGTTTGCTGTTCCTGTATCAATTGTACCTGGTGCTCTACACTGATACTGCAATCTTGTTGTTGTAGGAACTGCTGTTGCACTAAATGGACCAGCCGCCAAGTCATGATTGTTAGAACCATCATCTGATTCAACAGTAATTAAGAAAGTATTTCCTGGTACAAGTCCGTGTGCAGTTGGAAAGTCACACTGTACAGTTGCTAATGAACTGTAACTAATACTTGTACTTGGTGATATATTCTGTGTTGCCGCTTCAGACATTGTTACAGAACTGTATAATGCCGCAGTTGCACCTGGTACTGCTGTACCGCTTACCTGAATATTTAAAAAGTCACCTTCTGTAGAATTTAAATCACAACGTAAAGTTAAATCATTTGTTGGAGTTTGTCCACCTAGTTGGTTACCAGGGATAACAATTCTGTCACCTTTTTTGTAACCACTACCGTTATCGGTTGCTGTAACAATACTGTATGTTCCGCCTGAACGTGTTACGTCGAATACTGCATTTGATCCACTGTTAGAATCGTTGTTACCGCCGACATCAGTGTAACTTCCTGTACCAGCCGCACCACTACCTGCTAAATTTACGGCAGTAATTGCACCGTTTGAATCAACTGCTGTTATTGTAAGTGTAAGATCGTTGGCCGGTGTAGCACCACCAAGGTCTGTACCTCTAATTATAATTGTTTGATCAACACCATAATCTTGTCCACCAACATCGATTTGGTCTAATGTGTAAGTTTGTGATGCTAAACTAATACCAAATTTTGCACCATTACCTACAACGTTTGTAACTGAAGTCCAGTTTGGAATAGTTTTAGTATTAACCATTGTACCTGCATCAGTAACTGTTAAAATTGTTCCGTTTACATCAATTGTAGCAACTGTGATTGTTAAATTGTTTACTCCGTCTATACCACCTAGTTCTGAACCAAGTACTGTAAATGTTTCTCCTGCAAGATAACCTGTACCACCTGACGCTACTGATACGTTTGCATCGGTTCCGTCTCTTTCAACGTTAAAGTCTGCACCAACACCAGCCGCTGTGTTTGTTGTATAAGCCACACTTGCATAGTTCACTCTGGCATCCGGAGCAGTACCAGTTGCAGTTACAGAAGTAATAGAACCACCTGTACCAGTTGCAGTTACTTTCATGAACAAGTCATTTGTTACTGCTTGTCCACCCATATCAAAACCGTCAACTTTAATTACATCGCCTTCAACGTATCCTGCTGATGTATCTGGAGATGCCATTGATACAGAGTAAACGTTATTTGTGTATGAAATATCAAAGTTACCACCAGTACCTATACCACCTTGTAATTCACCTGCTATGTTTGTAAATGTTCCGTTACCATCAAAAGCCGCACCTTCATCGTCAAATGTTTGAAGTTCTCCACCTGTGTCTATACCTGTAACAATTATTCTTACATCATTAGTTGTGTCTGCACCACCTAATTGTTGTCCGCTAATTACAATGTTATCACCTAGTTTGTAATCTTGTCCAGGTTGATTTAAAGTTACTGAATAAGTTCCACTTGCTCTACTAATGTCAAATGTTGCACCGTTACCAATAGAACTATCATTGTTTCCTGTTAGTCCTGAATATAACACTGTGTTACCTACAAAGTCGGCTGTTAGTGCATCTGATAAAGTAACATCGTTTCCAACAATGTTTGTTACAAATGTTGCGAAACCATCTCCTCTGTTTAATCCTAATCCAGGTACAATACCACTTACGTTTTCAACTGAAATTGTGTTTGATCCTGAAGCCACGTCTGATGTTGTAACAGGAGTTGTTACTATACCACCTGTACCAACAGTACCAGTAACCTGAGAACCTAGTGGAATACCTCCACCTACTGCTTGTAATGGAGCACCTATCTCTGGCTTCTGTCCTGTGTAAGCAATTTGATCTGATCCACTTGGAATACCAAGTGTTGCAATGAATGAACCATTTGAACCTTGTGATATAATACTAAAGTCAACATTTTGTCCACCAATTGATGCACCTGTGTAAAATCCACCTTTTCTTAATTGTGTGTAAAAGGTTGATAATATTTGTCCTTGTGATGTTCCAACTTTTGCTTTTGCAAAATATGTAAATGTAAAGTCTGTTGGAGTAGTGTTAATAATGAATGAACCTTCTGCTCTACTTGCCCCAGCAATACTATTTGCTAATGCTTTAATTGTAATAGGCGTACCTGGTTCAAATCCATGTGCTGATGCTGTTGTAACAGTAATTAAACTTTGACCAACTCCCTGACTACCTGCTGATGCATCTGTTTCTACTTGAGTAACCTGTGTATCAGTACCTGGTACTTCATAGATACTAGGATAACCTCTTTGTGTACCAATGGCTTGCCACTTCGTAGGCTGTAAACCATATTCAAAGTCAGCGTCAAGCATTGATAGAGAGTTTGCAACTCTCTGTCTTTCAATAGCATCTGTACCAAAGTCATATGGTCTAGTTTTTAAATCACCTTGGTCAATGAATATTTGTATTTTATCTGTAAGTGAATTAACAATTGGCTTATCTAATATAGGAAGTGTATCTAATCCACCTGCTATCACTGTTGTAATAATTGTTGTAAGTGCAGTAATTCTATCTGATGCACCTAATTCTGAATTTACATTACTAAACGTTTGTGTTGTAACTGCTGGACTTTGTTTAGTTGAATATGCCGCTTTAGTTAAAATGTAATTATTAATTAAATCTCTTACAAATTCTTTTAATTCTTTTTCTGCAATTCTTGTTCCTGATATAAGCGGAGTAGGACCATCCCAGAATTTGCTTCCTTGTAA